TTTTTTTTTTTTTTTTTTTTTTAAATTATCCTAATTGCGAAATTTTGCCGTAGTCGTTAGATTATGTCAAAAAGCTGATAGCTTAAAAGCCTCCTTCTAGTGAGATTTCTTTTAAGCGTCTTTTCGAACCATAGTGCTCGTACTACTCTGTTTCGGTCTAAACTGAAATTTTCTGAAAAATTTAGACTAATAGCCATACAAAAGGAGATTTTGCTGTCTCCTAATGCACATCTAGTTTGCGACTTCTTTAGTTATGCCTTGAAGTTGCGGAGTGCCTATCATCCAACCAAAGGTGAAGTCATCATTCCCGGCACGTGCTACAATCTGTTGGGTACCAACATTTGTGTAATACATGAGGGATGAATCGTATCCTTTGTCTGTTGTTGAAGCGATAGGAATTTTGCGGTACTGAGAGTAGAAGGGAACTTCTACTTCATGTACTGGGTTAATTACTGGGTATGTAATATGGGATGGTCCGTCGGTGTTAATTTCGTCGGCTGTGTAGTTACGGGGAATTAGAAAACTCCTCACATAACAGGTTTGTGATTGTTTTAGGGGGGTCGTGTTAAAGAATTTATATCGTCTACCTCCTCGATAAAATCTATAAAGAAAAGAAAGATAAGACATATAGTCTCGGCCTTCAGCATCTGTGGTGTTTGTTAGGTCTGTGATCGGTGTCTTGGTGTTTGCTGCCAAACTCCAGTTATCGTTTATTGTTCGGAATGTGCGAAGTAAGGGTCTTAAGTTTACTATCTGTTCGCCACATCCCCTCATGAGAGCCTCATTGTTCATTCGTTCTGGGTCGCCTGAGTCAAAGAAAGAGATTGTGTTTTCGTCGGTCTTGTTACTTAAATTAATTTGCATTGAAACATCAATCTGTTTAACTTGGTCTCTAGCTACTGCAGGTGGATTGTACACTTGAGTCGGTCCTGAGGTGAGTGGTTTGGGTTCTACTACTACTACGTCTTCTGCCCACTTCCATACAACTATAGATACTTTCTGCGATACCGTATCAGGTGCCATGAGTTTAGTAATTGGTCTTATGCACAGGAATCCGGTGAAGGATTCGTCAAAGTTCCAATTATTCTCGTTATTCGCACCGTAGATGCCAACGGTCTTCATAAACATCTTATTCGAAACATATGGTACTTTGATCGTAACCTCAGTATCATTTGTTAAGTCTAATATGTATTTATAGTTGTTATCGGATGGAGCTACTGTTCCGTTCAATTGTGTCTGATCTGGTCCTAAGTTATCTGCGGTTCTTACCGTGGGAATACTTCCTGGTTCAAAGAAGATTTCCAACCTGCCTGTGTGAAAAGCTGTCTTGACTACCGTAATACGATAGCACATTGTTGCGCGCCAATATGAGAAAAGGTTTGCAACATATTCACACGGTGCCGGGTCCATCACTTCGGTTTTTGACGTCGAAGTGGCACCTGTAACTGCTCTAATAGTCTTAGAGTAGCAAGGCATTCCCACTGGTATTACACCGCCCCAATCGTCTCCGTTACTTATCGGGTTTTGAACTGCATCTGTCGTATTCCAGGTGAGGACATGTTTTATAGCTGGATTGCCACAAACATATCCAATAGCCATTTCGTCTACAGCAGATGGAAATACATCTCGCAAGTCTCCTAATTCGTTATTGGGGTCGTAAGCAAGTGGTACGCTCATGTCAATGCCTTTGTATAGGGAATATCCCCATCCAGGCACATTCTGATAAGGCATCACTTGATTCTGGTTTCGGGGTTTGGACCACCCGAATATGGCTGCTACACCTCCTACAATGTCAGCAAACCATTTAACTGCAGCAGTTACAGGCTTTGCAATTTCACCTAGCACTGGAATGCGCTCGATGCCATTTGCAGCCGTCTTAACTCCTGAAGCCACTTCGGAAATTGGTCCAATTTTGGGGTTTTCGGATGTTGGTTTTGTTGGTTTTGATTTGTTGGGTGTTGCGATTTGCATAGAAACTTGTTTCACACTTGGATTGTATTGTTCAAGAACTCCCATGATATATTTATATCCTGAAGGGTTCTTAGACTTAGCAATCTTAAGTGCTTCTTTAAGTTTATCAGAATCGGAATTCTGAACTATGCGGGTTAGAGTTTGTCCGGTTGGAAGATCTGGATTCAATCTATATGTGGGAATAACAAGAGATATGTTATCTAACCACATATAGACTGAAAGGTCTACTTTTGAGTTCGCTGATTCAGCTGAAGGTCCTAAGACTGGTGTAATTGTAAAAAGATACAACTGCACAAAATCTTCGGTCCCACTGACTAAATCATATGCTTCTTGGAAAGATGCATATGGAATAGTCATCTCAACTGAATTGTCCAATTGGAAGTCGAGTTCGACTCCCGGATATCCTGTAACACCTGCACGGGAAGTATAAATAATTCTGCGTTCAGGTGCTACTTTGTCGTCATAAGGTGAATATGCTAGGTATAACCTACCAGCAATGAATGGGTTAGCATTCAATACAATTTTCACTTGTACATCACATCGCAAGTATTTAAAGTTGGCAAGCTTTTGAGCTTTTCCACCAGCTTTCAACACTGTTGATGGTAATGTCCATTGTTTAATGTATTTTTGCGGGTTTGTTCTATCTAGCACATATCTACTGAGTGCTGTGTTGTTATCGGCAGTTGTTCCTGCAACGATCTCAATGTTGTCAATGAGAACGGGGCGTTGTAGAAACTGAATAATACTGTGCGTATCATCCATGCTCCTAGCCGATGAAGTATCCTGAGCCATGGGGGTATCGATCCTATTTGGAGTTTCCACATCATGAAAGGTGGTGATTTGTTCCTTTTCAATGGCGTTCTCCGCTGAGGTCGACGCGAGTTCCGTGTTGTGTACGTTGGTAGAATTGTTTTCTTGGTTATCAGCAGGTATGGTATTTCGAAACGCCGAATATGTTACTATCCGACTGCTATAGCTACCCGATATAGCGGTTTCTATCCAATAGAGGATTCACTGGGGCTGCCAGCTAGGCTCCTCACCCTAAATAGGGCACCTAGACCACTGTTTCAAGCCTTACATTCAAGTTTATTGGAAATTTCCTCAAATGATGGGTGACCATGAAACAGTGCGTCTCAAGTATCATATTTACATATAATACTCGAGATACCGCTCCTGAGCATATCCACGATAAGTGTTTATGTCCAGGTGATCTCCTGTAGCCTTTGCATAAGCTTTGTCAATTACTTTTGACCACTTATCAAAGACTTCCTCTTCATGCATGGAAAGTTCCATTATTGCATTTTCACAGTTCAATTTTGTACCTTCTTGGATATCGAGTCCTCCTCGACACCAATTGGGCATTTCAAGAATTGTGTCCATACATAATGGAGCTTCCCAAACCTTCCGTTGATTGTCATATCTAAACTTGAGTTTGAGATATTGCACGTCCTGTATTGATCGCCAGTTTGGTACCTCGCCTCCAACTCCCTTGAGTTCATCTGTATAAGTGAATCCAAGTGTTGAAAAGGCCTCTGCGATAGTAGACATGTTATACCATGCACTAACTTCATCACTGAAGTTAATTACATTATCATCTCCATAAGAGACGAGGGAAACATGTTTACTAAAATCTCTCATCGTCATTTTAACTGCTGCTTTAGTAGCACAAATTGAGAAACACATTCTCAATCCCATGCTATTAATGAAACAGTTAAGGGGTGTCGTTGCGGGGTTTCCTGAGGGTTGGCTATGAGTCATCATGTATACTGAATCATTACAAATATGTACAGAATTGTACACATCCATCAATAGTACATGACGTATCAAAGCATTTTC